GTCATCCGAGGCATGACCGTCGCCGGCGCCTTCGTCGACGAGGTCACCGTCATCCCAGAAGAGTTCTTCACGCAGCTCCTGGGCCGCATGTCCGTTGCCGGCGCGAAACTCTTCGGATCCACCAACCCTGATAGTCCAGCCCACTGGCTCAAGGCGAAGTTCCTCGACCGCCTCGACGACCTGTCCGACTGGCGACACTGGCACTTCACCATCGACGACAACCCATCCCTCACCGAAGCGTACAAGAACTCCATCAAGACCGAGTTCACCGGCATGTGGTTCCGCCGCTTCATCCAGGGCGAATGGGTGGCCGCCGAGGGCGCCATCTACCCCATGTGGGATCCAGAACGGCACGTGATCAACCCGGACGAACTGCCACCCATGCAAGACGTCCTCGCAGTCGGACTGGACTACGGAACCCAGAACGCCACCGCCGCACTCCTACTCGGCCTCGGCGTCGACGGGATCCTCTACTTCCTCGACGAGTGGGTGTACTCCGGCAGGGACACGCACCGGCCACTCACTGACTCAAGCCTCGCCGACCACCTCGAAGCGTGGATGGACGCCTGCCGGCAGGAATGGCAGCGGCCCCGGCTGATCCTCGTGGACCCGTCCGCAGCATCGTTCCGCACCGAACTGCAAGCGCGGGGAGTGCCGACCACTGCCGCTGACAACGACGTCCTATACGGCCTGCGGACCATGGCGTCGCTACTCGGCCAAGGCGTCCTCAAAATCTCATCCAAGTGCAAGGGCCTGATCAACGAGATCCCCGGCTACTGCTGGGACGACAAGGCAGCAGAGAAGGGCGAGGACAAGCCCGTGAAAGTCGCCGACCACTCGTGCGACGCGGCCAGGTATTGCCTGGTCACCACTGAAACCTACTGGTCTACCCGCGTGAGGAGGAACCGTGCCGCTGCCTGAAACCTCCATCGTGTGGCCCCCAGAGCGCTTCTCCGACCTGTACTCGGCGGTCCGCGTAAATGACGCCTGGTACGCCGGGAACGTCGACGTCCTGGCCGAGGAATACCGGAACCAGTCCCGTGTGATCAACCGACCGTCGCAGATGGCGGGTGGCCTGCAGGGTATGGCTGCCCGCTTCTTCTGGGGGAAGCCGACACCGCAGGGTGAGCACCGCACACGGTTGCACGTGCCGGTCGCATCCGACCTCGCCACCACCAGCGCGGACCTTCTCTTCTCGGAGGCGCCCCGGATCCTCTTCCCGGACGGTGTACCGCAGGTGGTGAAGGACCGGGCCGTTCAGATCGTGAACACGCCGTCCATGCACTCCACGTTCTTGGAGGCCGCCGAGGTGGCCGCCGCACTGACCGGAGTGTTCCTGCGTGCCGTGTGGGATGCAGAGTTCGAAGACCACGTCATGGTCGACGTGGTGCACCCGGACAAGGCCGTCCCCGAGTGGCGGTGGGGCCGCCTCGCAGCGGTCACATTCTGGACAGTCCTGGACGACGCTGGGAAGCACACGATCCGGCACCTGGAACGCCACGAACCCGGGCGGATCCTCCACGGCCTGTACGTGGGTGAGACCGGCCAGTTGGGCCGCCAAGTCCCCTTGGACGAGAACCCGGCTACCGAATACCTGGCCGACATGGTCGACGCAGAAGGCGGCATCGACACGGGTGTGGACACACTCACTGCCGCGTACATCCCGAACATCAAACCGTCCCGCCGCTGGCGAACCACACCCGACCTGGCACCCTACGGCAGGTCCGACTTTGAGGGCATCGAACCACTCTTCGACTCCTTCGACGAGGTCTACTCCTCCTGGATGCGCGACATCAAGCTCGCGAAGGCCCGCCTGATCATCCCCGAAGGCATGACCGAATCCCGCGGACGCGGTCGCGGCGTCGAGTTCGACGATGACCGGGAGATCTTCACCGAGGCCCCCATGGGCGGGAAGATGGCCGATGCCGGGATCCTCCCCCAGCAATTCCAGATCCGTGTGGAGGAGCACAAGGCCACAGCCATGGAGATTCTCCGGGCGATCCTCCGTGCCGCCGGATACTCGCCCAGCACGTTCGGAGACGACCCCATGGCCGTGTCCACGACAGCGACCGAGGTGAAGGCCCGAGAGCGCATGTCGGAGCGCACAAGGGACAAGAAGTCCCGGTATTGGGCTGCAGCGCTGGCACCGTTCATCCGGACACTGATCAACGTGGACGCCGTCGTGTTTGGCGGCCAGCAGGTCGACGATCTGCCGGAGATCAAGTTCCAGGAGACCACACAGAAGGACCCCCTAGACCTGGCTCAGACCGCGAACCAGCTCCGGTCAGCCATGGCCGCGTCCACGGAGACCCTGGTGCGGATGCAGCATCCGAACTGGGACCGCGACACCGTGAACGAGGAAGTTGAACGCATCCATGCGGAGAACGGCACCATCACGGACCCGCTCACGTTCGACCGCTCATAGCTGAGGTGGTGGTGCCCGCATGAAGTGGACGCCACCACCAGACACGCCCATCGAGGACGTGGTCACGTCCATCATCGGTGAGATTGTCGCCGCGTACGTGCTCGCCGAGGAGGACATCCTCAAAGCGTTCGCTGCCGAGGTGAAGGCCGGTCTCATGCCGGACGAGCTCACGCCGCGTGAACTGGTCCGTCTGAGACGGC